CCATAGTTAAATAAAAATCCTTTCACTAATTGCTCTGACTGTTCCTTACCAAACTTACCAGCAAGATAGGGACCAACAGGGTCAAGTCTTGTCATATAGTTATCGAAATCCCTATATGTCTCAGAAGCATTAGTACCGTCAGGTGTTTCCCACTCGATAAGTTTCTTGTATTCTAGCAGATACTGCTTAAACATGTCAAGGTGGTCATCCACTTCAGTCATCTTACAGTTCCTAACGAAGATGTTTTCTGAGAAGTGGTTACCCATCTCAAAGAACCTATAGTCCTTCTCTGCTTTAGGTAAACCAGGTACTGACATCAAGTAATGCTCTACTGGATGCTGGAAGTCAAATACTATAATAACTCTGTTTTCATTGAATCCCATGAGATCCATGCCAAAGCAAGGAAGATTTCCTGCCCACCCATTTGCTCCTGTCTTAGGATAAAGAATATTGTTGTAGATGCAGGATTTTTCATCCCAGATGTCAACTGCTCGTGATTTAATAAAATAATCATTTGTGTATACTGTTGCTGTTAGGCGGGTTCCACCCTTACCTGTCCAGTCAGCCCATACAGGCTGCTTCTCAAACTCTGGGAATGTTTCCCATAATGCGTCCTTATAGTTGTCCCAAAGGTTCTTCATTGCCACCATATCCATCCAGTTAAAATATACTTGTGATTTGTTTCACTGATCTCACCTTTATGTAGATGGGTATAACCAGCAGGGAATATCACAGTCTTACCCTTGATAGCTTTAGTGGTGACGTTCTGGTGGTAGAACTGAGTGCCACCATCAGGAACATCATTAAGATATGTCATGTAGACCATTGCTCTATCACAACATGCTTTCTGTGCAGCATCTATGTGCCACTTATAGAAACCTTCACCTGGTTTATACCATTGTATAAGCGGCAGTTGGCGTAGATCAAATGTCCCGCCAAACTCCATGAACCTATACTTAGTGATATAGTCCTGTACATACTTCCATAGTTGACTATGGTACTCCTCCCATAAACTGAAAGGTGCACCAATTCTCTCCAACTCGCCCAGATAAAGATCTGTACTTGCCTTAACCTCACGATTAAGACCATTAGAAGATATACCTGGCTTAGTCAGTCCTACAGTGTTGGCTTTTTTAAAATAGTCAACGAACTTATCACACAGTAGTGGGTTGCTTTGATATTCTTCTATGAATGTCACTGTAACTTGATGTGTAGTTGTCTAGTATTGTCTCCTATCTTACCTTCTAAGAAATAGTTAAATGCTACCATGTAACGGTTTTGACTGGTTGCATTAGGATCAGTCTCATGCATGAGGTGTGAAGGGAATAAGAATAGATCTCCTTTCTTCACATCAAATCCCCACCTATCAGCATTGAAGATGTTACCATCAGTTGTTAATGGTTTAACAGTACCAGTACAATAGGTTGGTGAGGTATGTGATCCATTGAATACTAACCCACCACTACCCTCAGGTACATCAAGATAAAGACCACCACTGTAACATGAGTTACTATGGTAGTGCTTCGGTGAATAGTTACCAGGCTTATGTAGATTGATCCATGACTGTGAATGTACTATCTTACAGTTCGCAAGTCTTAGGAACTCGACACAGTACATGTTCATGTGCTGTTCGATGATAGCTCTAATATCTTTAAATGGTTCTGATTCTAATATCTTTACATCTTTGCTAGAATAACCACTATTGTCTGGATAGGGTTCGTATGGTAAAGTCTTCAGTACTGCATCAACATCAGGAACCTCTACTGAGGTTTTGTATACTGGTGTAGAAAACAGTGGGATAATTTCATTGCTCATAGTCGTGTGGGACGTAATCAGGACATAGTAAGGCACCCGCTAGGGAGTTTGCAGATTTGTTATGCTCGCACAGCTTGTTCATCCATATTCTCTCGGACAGATCTACTGTACCGTCTGTAGATATCATTCTGCAACATATATCCACTATTCGGTTTCTGTAACTTGTGCTTAACATGTTCAATCGCTGTTGGTAGGATGGCATACTCGACCCGTTGGATCGCTTTGGTGAGGGACTTAACATCATCTTCAGGTAATATAGGGACTTGGTGTTGAATGATGATAGGACCACCATCCAATTCTTCAGTGACGTAGTGAACAGTAGCACCAGTGAATTCTTCACCAGCTTCCATTGCCTGTTCTACTGCATGTAACCCCTTATACTTAGGTAGCAAAGAGGGGTGAACGTTAATTATTCTATCAGGATAAGCGTTAATAAGGTCTTTTGTAACAATTCGCATCCATCCTGCGAGTACTACGAGATCTACGTGCCATGCTTGAAGTAGTTGTATTATTTCTCTCTCGTTCTTACTTTTTATATAACAGTGGGGTACTCCATATTTTGCTGCTCTCCGTAATGCTCCACAATCTTTCTTATTGTGGATCATAACCACTACTTCGTCTTTATTGCACGTACGCAATATGTTTTCAAAGTTCGATCCAGATCCCGAACAGAGTACTCCTAATCTCATGGTTGGCTCCAATCTTCGTAAGGTGGTTCTTCTTCGCCTACACGATACGTGAAATGTTTAGTATCGAAGTAGGACGGTGGTAAAGGTTTTACGTCGTCGTATGCACCTGCCATTCTCTTATTATACTCACGTTCATCTAGAACTTCGTTAATAAGAATCTTTAATTCTCTTGCAATCTCAGGAGTGTGTATCCTCCTAGGAACAATGATAGCAGGTTTGTGGGGTTGTGCTTTCCACTCTCGTTTGTCATTGGGATCAGCAGGGGCACTCATCCCTTGGGTATCCATCTTCATATCAATGAGGGTTGTATAAAACCATATAGCAAAGTGCAGTAACTATAGCGATAATTACTGCACCAGTAATCAATAAATGCATTGCGATTATTTAGGTAAAGAGTCGATCATTTTCTGGACATTTTGCTTTAATGTATCATAAAACTGGGGTCCAATGTCACTAGGTGGCATTCCCAACATAGTTGCTGCCTGTTTAACTTGATTCACTAACTGTTTAGCGTCAGGATCATCAGACAAACTAACTCGCATGTACATAGTCTGTTGGAGGTTAATGAGTTGCATCATCTTATGAAGTTGCTCTCGTTTGTCCTCTACACTAAGCAAGAGACCCATGCGGTTGATCTCTAGGTAGAGTTCTTGCATCCTCGATAGTTCCTCTTGGACTATTTCAGAATTAAAGAATTTGGTCATAGGTACTGTGCTTTGACTATACTTTTATATTTACCCAAATCTACTGTGAGAAATGGGTCGTATTTCATCACCTTATTTCTCAAAGGCTTCCAGACTATCTCATCACTGATAATTTTATCAAACTGAGGGACAAACTGGAAGAGCTTGTTGAAGATGGTGAGTGTCTCTAGACATATTCTACCACCAAGAAATGATTTTAGCAATGGGGGGTGTACACTTATGTTACTAAACAAACTCTCGAAGTCCTCATGACTATCATGGAGAGTTGCCACATCTTCCCTAAAGCGATATGTCAGACTATCTTTGCGTTTAATATACTCAGCGTAATTCTTGGCACCCTCTCTAACTAGGGTTGCGGGATATACCTTGTCCTCTGCTATGAAATTGGCCACGAAAAAATCGCGTGCCTCGAAGTCCTTGAACTTCCTTGAGAGTTTGACAAAAAAGAACTTATCTTTTCTTTGGTCAAAAGAAACCTGTGATGCCTTAGCATTTCCACCGTATTGGAAATAATCATAGGAGTTGGAAGTAAAATGAAGTTTCAGAGCAAGATACATCTTGTAAACTTCAAATCCTGTCACAGCTTCAAAAATGCCTTAGAAGTCCTCTTCATGAAATTGAGACGTTGTGCCTCGTATTTAATCTTTTCTTTTAATGGTTTAGATATCAACTTGTTAATACCATCCATCTCTATATTCCTGTCTTCGCAAAACTGTACTACAGCTTCGATATAGTTTAGATTACTATCCTTTACTATATTTTCTATTTCTACCGAGAATTTAGCAGCAGTCATAAAATTCTCTTCAAAAACTTCATCTATCTTACCAGTTGCCATAAGCACTCCTGTAGGCATCAATGTACTCTT